CGCTGGCTGCCCTATGCGTATCCCGACAGTCAGCATTGATGCCATTCGAGAGGCAGAGGAAGTCGAGCGCGATCTGATGGAAAAACGCCGAGCCCTCCGCATCCAGAAGGAAAAGCAGGCGCAGCGCAAGCTCACCCGCCGCGAAGCCCGTGACCTATTCCCGAAGAACCGCCGCGTCACGGTATCGAGCAACAGCCTTCTTCAAGGCATGTCTGGATTTGTTGTGGATTCAACAGGTCGCAATACAATCAAAGCTATGATCGAGACGCTCAACGGCCTCGTCCACGTCGAGATGGACATTGCTGATTTTTCCGAGGCGTGCTAAAAAATAGGGCCTCAAACGGTGCTGATACACCGCGAGGCCCTAACCAAACCGATCGTGGAAGGATCGAGAATGGCTAACCAACGTATATGCTCAATCCCGGACTGCAGCAAGACGCACTATGGTCACGGTTTCTGCGAAATGCATTACAGGCGACTTCGCACGCATGGCGACCCTCTCAAAACGGTCAGAGCCTCGATAGGCGAGCATCAGAGATTTTATCGCGAAGTCGTGCTCCAATACGCGGGTGGTGAGTGCCTAATTTGGCCTTACTCACGCGACACAGGGGGCTATGGCTTGATGAACGTAAACGGCAGGCTGGCAACAGTTTCCCGTAAACTTTGCGATGAAGTCAACGGCGCACCGCCAACCCCTGAGCATGAAGCCGCTCATTCCTGCGGGAAAGGTAGTGAAGGCTGCGTCACCAAAGCCCATCTGTCATGGAAGACTTCGAAAGAAAATAAGGCTGACATGCTAACCCACGGGACGCACAGTCGCGGCGAGCGCAGTCACTTAGCCAGGATTACCGAAGAACAAGCCAGAAAAATCCTATCTTCAAAAGGCAAAGAGACACAGCAAGAAACGGCCGATCGGTTTGGCATTGCGCGGGCGACAGTTTCGTGCATCCAAACTGGCAAGCGCTGGTCTTGGTTGTAGATATTGCAGCTTCTTGCGAAGCAGTGTAGAGTGCGCGGCAATAAGGTGAATTTATGGGATGTGCAGAGCGGTATCGCCGGTCCCTTCTGGGTATTCACCGCCCAGAGCTTGAGAAATATTGCCTGAAATTTCCGAAAGTAAGCGCAAAGGGCTAGCCTTGATGGCCGATATATGGGCCAAGTGTTGCGCCTCTGCGACGGCCCGGGGAGTAGCGGTACGGCCCCGGGTAACAATTAAGCCGAAAGGCAACGAGAAGGACTTAGCCGAGATGCCAGCGTGCGCTCTGGCTCCCGCGCACGGGGTAGGCGGTCCGACCCGTTGCACCGCAAATGCAGCCGCCATGAAGAACATGGCCCGTCCTGACTTCCATTCAATGAGGCAGAGATGAGCATCCGAAAATTCATCGACATGTTCTTCCCTCGCAACGTTGTTGAGACGTTCTCCGTTGAACACGATCTCCGATACATCGCCATGCGCCAGGAATCGTTGGCTCGGGAATACGCAATGCGCGGAGAGGCAGAAGCGGCTCTCGCTGCGTCATGTGAACGAACCGCACGTGACATCATCGCCAGCGCTCGCCAGAACGCATTAACTGCAGGTTGTATGCCGCGATAGATTATTGCTCGGTCGCGCAATAAAGTGCCACCTGCCCACCGGACGGATATCCGGATTTCTCGAATTTCACACACCACAAGTTGAAACGCCCTTTCCGGGGCCCTTTCGCGTTGGAGATTTGCATGATCGGCATGAGCTTGCTCCACAAGCGTTCCGGCATCAGCGGCACGGTTGACGCCGAAGTCATCCACCCTGACGGGGCGGTAATGGTTCGGATCTGCGATATGTGGTTTGACGCCCGGTCTCTCGTCCCTGCTACGCGTCGATGAACGACATGGAAGTGGCAGACGCCGCCGCCCGCAGCGAGATTAAGCGCACGCTGCGCTGCCTCGTCAGTTGCATTGGCCTCGTCGGGCTCGCCCTCTTTGCGCAGCTTCTCCTCAGCCCAGCTAAGGCCGCGGTCAAGCCTGTAAGCCCCGACACCAAGGCAGAACGTCCAACCACATTCCGTCACATCCCCAAGGGATGTAGCAGCACCAAGCCTCGCGAAGTTATCAGGCTCCGCATGTTCAAGATGGACAAGGATGGAAACCTCGTGGCGGTCGGTGTCGTGCTGATCCCGAAAGGGTGCTGAAATGACTGCAGGTCGCCCGACAGACTGGACCCCAACACTCGGAGAAGAGATTCTGCAGCTTATGGCGGACGGTCTTTCCCTCGCTGCTGCGGCTGCTGAACTCGGCATTCATCGCCAGCGCGTCTATGAGTGGGAAGAGCGACACCCCGAATTTGCGGACACTGTAAAACTCGCGCGAGGCAAGCGACAGCTATTTCTAGAGCGCAGACTGCTCAAGGCCGATGCTGGGCCGGTCGTTACATCCACCATATTCGCTCTGAAGAATGCCGGCGCTGAAGACTGGCGTGACAAGCAAGAGATCGAACACACCGGCAAGATGGAAGTCGCCGACACTGACGCAAGACAATTGAGCCGCGCCATCCTTGCGGTTCTCAGCGAGGCTGCAATCGAGCCCGAGACGCCAGAGGAATAAGCCATGCCAATGACGCGACAGATATTCGAGTTCAACGACACGGGCACGGCCGGCGATACGGGACCGTCCACGCATGGCGTTATTCGTCAGATCCGGTGGAATCCATCTGCGGCCGATACCGGCGCTGACCTGCATATTTCTCTGCTTCCGAAGCAGGGTGACACGGGCGATGGATGGCTGATCTATTCGAGGGCCAACGTTCTCGGTGCGCAATTCTCCGGCGCTCTTGGTCAGCGGGCGGTTGATCAAGCCGGCCTTCAGGACACAGGGCAGCTTGCCTTGATTGCCTTGGCCGGCGATCGTCTTCGCCCGAAGGTGGTCAATCAGGCTGGCACGGGAACGGCTACGGTTGGCCGTCTGTATGTCTGGATTGAGAACACCAACTAATGGCCCGCACCAAACGTGACCCGCTCATTGCGGCGATGATTGCCAAGCTTCCCGATGGAGAATGGCCGGTCGATCGCCAGCTTGCGTGGCTCAATTTGATGGCGATGGCGTTCGGCACGGTTTATGGCGGTGATGCTGCGGCGCATCTTATAAGGATTCCGGCGTCAGCGCAGACATTCAAGCCTGTTGTTGTCAAGCCAAAGCCACAGTTCCCGTTCTACATCGATGAACAGGGCGCGGCTCGCAAGCAGGACGGTTCGCCGGTCAAGGCATCCGAGGTCAAGGGCGAGCTCGTTGACCTTCGCGGCCAGGATGGCGACATGAAGACAATCCGCTGGGCCGATGGCTCGACGGGCCTCAATGGCGCCGATCTGACGATCGTTGCGGCCTAATACCAAGTTTCAACCCGACATAGCCCGACATTTCCCAAGCAACAGCAACAAGCAAGGAATAGGACTATGAGTGTAACCAAACAGGTCAGCTTGCACGGCAAGCGAGCATATATCTCCAAGGAAGACTTTCTCGTCAGCAGCAATGCTCATGCATCCGGTGGCGACGGCAAGCCGGCGATCGTGCTTCCAGGTTCTCCGGATACCACGGCGATCTTCGATGACTTCTATGCGGGCGTCGGCGCCGATCTGACCGGCGATACTGGCACGGCCGGCCAATACTTCATCACCCGCAAGGGCGATACCGGTACGACTGGTGTCCTCACTGCTGGCGCGAATGGCGTCTTCCGGTTCACACCGTCGCAGACAGCCGCAACTCCAGGCGTTGCTGCGACCACATTCGGTTTCGTCGGTCCAAGCCTGTCATGGAAGCCCAATCAGGGCCCGGGTCCATATTCCGGCCGTCTCCGCTTCGGTGCTCGCATCAAGAAATCCATCTATACCGGTGGCGAGCATGGCGTCTTCGTCGGCTTCACCGATACGACGGCGGCTGAATATCCGGTCTATGACACGGGCGGTTCGGCTGACGGCGCTGCGGCTACCAATGCATTCGGCATCGGCTGGAACCTCTCCGGCGATACCGGCTGGGTTGGCCTTGCCGTTGATGGCGATGTACTGCAACAGGTCCAGTTGACGACTGTTGCCCCGACTGCAAACACCTATGTCACGCTTGAGGCGGAGCTTCATCGCGGGCAGGGCGACACGGGCGGCACGGTTACATTTTACGTGGACGGCGTGGCAAAGGGCCGGATTGACAATCCGTGCAACGTCACAACGGCGCTTACTCCGTGCATCTACGGCTATGACACGGGCGGCGCATCGCTGCTCGATATCGACTGGGTGAACGTTTCCGCCCCTCGTGACACTGGCCTCTAAGGCCTTCTGATCTAACCCGACAGCATATCTCGAAAAACCTGCGCAGGTTGCGGCCCCGGCTTTCGTCGGGTTGGCCGGGGCCGCTCTATCCTTGCGCATAACCCCGACAGGACCCGATGAGCAAGAAACAAACGAGTGAGGCGGTCGCCGAGTTGGCCGCTTCTTCGCCTGACAAGGCGCGTGAGGTTGCCGGTCTGACTGACGCTATCGAGAGCGCCAAGGACGGTACGGTTGAAGCAAAACACAGCGGCATTGCCGTCATGGGCTCGCATCCGGGCTCGGTTCAGGAAGGCCCATTCGACCACGATGACTGGCTGATCTATGCCTGCTCGCCGCATAATCTGGAATTCACGGCACAGGACGGCATCAATCCGGGTCTGCGCTATCTTCCTGGTGGCAAGCGTGCTGACGGCGGCCGGTTCCGCGTTGATGAGTGGTTCGAAGTGCATCTTCCCCTCGCCGACGCCACGCGGCCCTATGGCTATCTGAGGGAACTGGAGAAGCTTCCGCTCGTCTGGATGCGTGATGCTGAAGGGCTGGCCCGCATCAAGGGCGCTCGGCAGTATCCGGAGAAGGATCTGAAGCAGCGGTTTGGCCCGTTTTTCTTCACCTCGTCCATCGCCTTCATGCTGGCAAAGGCCATTGTCGATTGCGAGCAGTTTGGCATTCCCCGCATTGGCATCTGGGGTGTGCATCAGGCGAGCGAGACTGAATACACCTATCAGCGGCCTGGCATTCAGTATTTCATCCAGCGGGCGACGGAGCTCGGCATTCAGGTGATTGCACCGGAAGTGTCGAAGCTGTTCGAACCGCAGCGCGAGAGCTTCTGATGGCGCCGGCTGAGTGGCTTAAGTGTGTTCACGTACGCGGCTGGCGATCAGCGATTGCGATGGAGCTGGCGCCGCTGGTCCCCATCCATATCGTTGAGCGTGGCGAGCAGATGCCTGACGATGGCGAGCGCTACCTGTTCTGCGCCGGCCTGATCCGTCAGAAGCGCATCACCGAACAGTCAGAGGCAGAGATTGCCGAAACGATGATGGTCAATGCGGTCTCGGTCATTCGCGAGTGCGACAGGCTTCTTGCCGTCAATCCACAGGCTCGGATCTGCGTTATTGGTTCTGAATCGGCGTTCAAGGGCTCGTTCGATGGCGCCTACGCGGCTGCCAAGGCTGCGCTTCATCGCTATGTCGAGACGAAGCGGCTTCAATCGCCGGGTCAGCAACTGGTCTGTGTGGCCCCCACGTGCATCGTCAACACTGGCATGAACATGCAGCGCAATGCTGATGGCGTGGCTTCGCTCGAGGCAAGGCGGCTAGAACATCCAAAGCAGCGCTGGCTTCGGCCGATCGAAGTAGCGCGGATGGTTCATTACCTGCTCTGCGTGGACGAGGGCTATACCACAAACGTCGTCATTCGCATGAATGGCGGGGAGCATTGCCGATGAGGGTCGCTGTCATTGGCGCTGGCCTCTTCGGCTGTACTGCTGCCGTTCACGCCGCACGGGCCGGTCATGATGTGACGCTGTATGACAAAGCATCAGAGATCATGGCGGGCGCCACAAAGGCAAACCAACTTCGCCTTCACCGCGGCTATCATTATCCGCGCTCGGCTTCGACTGTGGAGGAATGCCGGCAAGGGCTAGATGCCTTCACGGCTGAATACGGCGAGGCTATCCTATCTGGCGGCAATCAATATTACGCCATTGCCAAGGGCTCAAAGACATCGGTTGATGAATACATCCGGTTCATGGACGAGCAGGGGCTAGATTGGCACCCCGCCGACATTGGCTCGCATCTGTTCGATGAACTGATGATCGATGCGGCGTTCAAGGTGACTGAATCGCGGGTCGATTACCACAAGCTGCGGTCGATCGTTGAGCGCGACTTAGGCCGCGCAGGCGTCAAGGCGGCGCTCAATCAGTCGGCAACGATCGGCATGCGTGAGCAGTTTGATCGCATCATTATCGCTGGCTATGCGGGAACGAATGAAATCGCCTCGGCGCTGGGATGCCCTCTGGTCAAACTGCAATACGAGATGGTTGAAAAGCCCATCGTCCAGTTGCCGAAGCAATATCGAGATATTGGCATTGTCGTTATGGATGGGCCATTCGGCTGCATCGATCCTGGCGACAAGGGTATGCATCTGATGGGCCACGTCGAGCACGCTGTTCGCTCGCGATGGACTGGAACACAAGGCAAGGACGCAACAGAGCAGGCTTCGGCATTCAAGGCCATGGCTACGTCGCTGTCGGCCTATCTTCCGTTCCTGAGCCAAGCAGAACATATCGGCTCGCATTGGACCGCTCGTGTCGTTCTTCCTGCCAAGGATGCCACAGACGAGCGCCCGACGCTGGTTACTCGGCTTGATGAGCAGGTTATGAGGATCTTCGCCGGCAAGCTCGGTCATGCCGTCACGGCAGCAAAGGATGCACTGGCCTTCATCGACAATGAAAGGCTGGCTGCATGAGCCTCGTAGTTACGACATACTTCTGGTCGGATGCCTCACGGCGCCGCAGTTACACATTCACACATGAGCATGTCCGCATCCTGCGCAACATGGTCGCTCGCAATCTGAGCATCCCTCATCGCTTCGTTTGCGTTACTGATGACGAGATCGAAGGGATTGAGACTGTCAGGCTAGACTGGTCCAAGCACGTTCCCGGCACGGTGTTCATCCGGTTGATGCAGCACAGGCCGGATTATGCCGGCATCATCGGCGCCGATCGGGTGTTGAACCTTGATCTGGATATGGCCGTTGTTGGCAGCCTGGATCACATCGCCTCTCGGTCTGAGCCTTCAGTCTGGTTTCGAAACCCCAACTGGCCGGCTCCGGCTCGGGCCTTCTATCAGTCCAGCTTCCAGCTATTCACACCCGGCACTCATCCGGAGCTTTACGAAGACTTCAACCCAATCGAAACGCCGAAGTGGGTCAATTGGCGCTTTGGTGGCGCCGAGCAGGCTTGGATCTCCGAGCGTCTGGATTGGGATTTGCCATACATCGACGGAAGAGACGGCGTTTACGGCGCCGGCCGTATTGGTGATTGGAACAGCGATCAGACCTGCAGCCTGCCCGACAATGCCTGCCTGATCACATTCCCCGGCAATCGCATGTGTGACCAACCCGACGTGAAAGCCAAATTCCCTTGGTTGAAGGAGCATTACCGTTGAACCCGACAAACCTCATGAGCTACATCGGCTCGCCTGAGCCCCAATACGGCGCTCGCAAGTATACCGGCTCGGTTGCCAGCGGCTACGACGCAAAGCGCGTTGAAAGTCCGAAGTGGGCGGCAGAGCAGGCCATCATTGAAGGCATCATCGATGCCATGCCAAATGGCTCGCTTATCCTTGACGTACCGGTTGGCACCGGCCGTTACATCGCAGCTTATGAGCGCAACAACCATAAATGGTTCGGCGTCGATATGAGCAGCGACATGCTGGCCGAGGCAAATGCCAAGGTCACGAAGCCGGAGCTTGCACAGTTGCAGACCGGCGATGCGACCAATCTCCTCATTCAGGATGTTGATTTAAGCATCATGTGCCGCCTCACTCGGTGGCTCAATCCTGAACAGCGGACAGCGGCGCTTAAGGAGCTGCAGCGTGTCTCGGGCAAGATCGTCTTCACCGCCCGCATTGCCAATCATCCGTATGCCTATCCGCTGGAAGCGATCGAGGCGGCAATTGAACCTGGCTGGCGGATTGCCGATAACATCGTCTGCGGCGAGGATGCTTATCGCGTATTCGTGCTTGAGCGCGTTTGATGCTCTGGTGTGACGTTGCCGGCCCTCCCGGCGTCGGCAAGAGCGCCCTGTGCGATCCTTTATGGGGCCCGCATGACGTTGCTCCGATCGACATTGCCCCTCCAATCGAGTGGCACGACTTCAACAACGAGGTGACACGGCTTCTCGGCCTTGTCCGCGATCATCCATCGTTCGTCGCCGCGGTGCGCATGAACCGCCGATCCATGCGCAAGATGGCTTCCGTGGCTGAAATGGAAGGCGGTCCATACATCCAGACCGGATTCGTTCAAAGGGCGCTAGGCTTCGGCTGGCGTCTTGTCGACATGGGGAAGCCGGTCGAGGAGCTTTATCACTTCTTCCGCCTGATGCCTGCGTCATTGGGCGTCGTGTTCCTCGAAGCAGACGAAGCCATTCTGACGGAGCGCAACAAGGCACGCGAGACGGTCAAGGAAACATCGCACGAGAACCGGGCCTTCATGGCTCCTCTGATGAAGCCGGCAATCGAGTTCGCGAAAGAGGTTCTTGATGAACGTGGCGTACCTGTCAAGCGGATTGAAACCACTGGAGACATCGACAAGGCAAGGGCAGAGCTTCTCGGATTTGCCAATGAGCGCTCCGAAGCCATCTCTCACGCCCACGTCAAGACTTTGCGTCCGTCCTACCTGGAGCCTCGTAACGCCTCGTCGTCTCGATCTGGCCGTGAAATACCGGCTCTTTCTCCACCTTCGTGGTGGTAATGATCCGGAGTCTGAAGGGCTCTATCGCTGGCATATCTGGAAACGATCGGGCGCCAGGATGCAGGCGGGCTTGAAGACCGATGCCAGCAAGTCAAACGTTGGGGATTATTGGTCATCCGCCATCAGCCTCAATCAGTCGATGGCGTTGCATGGCTTTGATCCCAATCACGCCATTCCGACCGATGAAGCCGGTGAACTGTTCAACGGCTCGCATCGTGTCGCCTGCGCTTTGGCACTTGGCATTGAGGAAATCCCGGTCGTGACTATGCCGGGGCGGGTTTGGGCGCCGGCATGGGATGCAAACTGGTTCCGGTCCAGTGGACTTGACGAGGGAACGATAGCGGCGCTTCAGGCGTCTCTGTCGCGGTAAACACCACATGGCAACTGTTGATGATCTTCGCGCTCTTGAGCGCCTTATCAAAGCTTTGCCTGCAGATAAGGTCGCCAAGCTGGCAGAAATGCCGGGTGTAAAGGAGAAGATGGGGAGCGGGTTTATCCCGAACCCAGGTCAGCAGCAACTGGCATTTGACAGCCTTGCCGATGAGATTTTCTACGGCGGCACGGCTGGCGGCGGAAAGACGGACCTTCTGCTCGGCGCGGCGCTCACGGGCCACCAGCGGTCATTGATCCTTCGCAGAACGAACAAGGAAGCAAGCCGCTTCATTCGCCGCTTCTCGGAGATGATCGGTCATCGCAATGGCTGGAACGGCCAATTGCAGACATTTTCATTTGAGGATGGCCGGATTGTCGAGTTCGGCGGCTGCCAGCTTGAAGACGACAAACAGAAATTCAAGGGAGAGCCGAAGGACCTTATCGGTTTTGATGAGGTCAGCGACTTCAGCGAAAGCCAATTCAGGTTCATTAAAGGCTGGAACCGGTCGGCCAAGAAGGGGCAACGCTGCCGGGTGATCGCCACGGGCAACCCGCCGACGACGCCAGAGGGATTTTGGGTCGTCAAATATTGGGGACCGTGGCTTGACGAGACACACCCGAACCCGGCCAAGCCTGGCGAACTGCGCTGGTTCACGACAATCGGCGGCGAAGACACCGAGGTCGATGGCCCAGGGCCACACCTTATCGATGGTGAGTTGATCAAGGCCCGGTCGAGGACATTCATCCCTGCGCGGCTGGACGATAACCCGGATCTCGCAGACGGCGGCGATTATGCGGCGGTTCTTGCTGCTCTGCCGGCTGGACTGCGCGAGGCATACAAGGACGGCAAGTTTACATCCGTTCCGAATGACGACGATTGGCAGGTTATCCCGACAATCTGGATCATGGCCGCACAGGAGCGCTGGCGCGAAGACGGACATACCGGCCTGCAGATGACTGCAGTTGGTATGGACTGCGCTGGCGGTGGCAAGGATGCGGCTGTCATCGCTCCACGCTATGGCGGCTGGTATTCGCCGCTGCAGACGGTTCAGGGCGATATCACGGCGGATGGCTCGGCGATGGCTGCGGTCGTGGTCAGGCATCGCAAGGACGGTTGCCCGGTCATCGTGGACGTTGGCGGCGGTTATGCTGGCGCGGTCATCGAACGCTTCAAGGACAATGGCATTGCGTATTCACGGTTTGACGGGTCTGCGGCTTCGGTTGCCTCGGCAAAAGGATCGGGTTTGCGCTTCGCCAACAAGCGGGCTGAGGCAATCTGGCGGTTTCGCGAGGAACTGGACCCGGATCAAGAGGGCGGCTCTGCGGTGGCTTTGCCGCCGGACCCCGAACTGAGGGCCGATCTTGCCTCCTTCCGTTACACGGTCGGTGCTCGCGGTATCCAGATCGAAAGCAAAGAAGACATCAAGAAGCGCATTGGTCGCTCTCCGAACAAGGGGGACGCGGCGGTGATGTGCCTTTCCGAAGGAAACAAGGCTGCCGCCAGACGCATGAACGGCAGCTACGGCAGAACTCCCAAGGCGGTCTTGGGCTACGCAAACAGCAAGAGACGATAGGAGCCAGACATGGGCGGACTATTCAGCAAGCCAAAAACACCCAATATCGAAGCACCGAAGGTCAAGGTCGAGCGCATGCCGGTCGCCAATGACCCGAATGCGGATCAGGCAGCTTCCCGCTTCCGTGAGGCAGCAGCAGCCCGAAAGGGCAGGCGCTCCACGATCATGACGGATGCGCTCAAGGAAATGACCGGCTCCTCTGGCCAGCGTCTCGGGAACTAATCCTATGCAGAGTCGTATGCGCGAACTGCTGAGCATCGGTAACGCCATGTTCAGCAATCGACGGAATGTGGACAGCCTCTGGCAAGAGCTGGCCCTCAACTTCTATCCGGAACGCGCCGACTTCACGACTGTTCGCAATGAAGGTGACGAGTATTCGGACCACCTTTATTCGTCCTATCCCATTCTCGCGCGTCGGGAACTGGGGAACCTTTTGTCTGCCAACCTGCGCCCGCAGAGCAACAAATGGTTCTCAACCCACATCACCGATGCCGATCTGGACGAACAGAGCGAGGAAAGCCAGTTCCTCGAACACATACGGGATATTCAATGGCGGGCGATGTACGAGGCTTCGACTGGCTTTGTCCGCGCCACCAAGCAAGCTGACCACGATTATGCCACCTTCGGCAACGCGGTGATCTTCGTTGGCCCCAATTCGGCGGTCAATGGCCTGCTTTACCGGAACTATCACCTTCGCGATTGTGCCTGGTCCGAGAACTCGGATGGCATTGTTGACGCCATGTACCGCAAATGGAAGCCAACGGCACGCCAACTCAAGGGCATGTTCGGCGATAAAGTGTCGAAGGACGTTCATAAGGCCTGCGAGAAGGAACCTGAAAAGACCTTCGATTGCTACCATATCGTCGTTCCGTCGCGGCTCTACGAATACGAGGGCAAGACGGGGCGAAAGTTCCCGTATGTCTCGATCTACATCGAATGCCTTGCAGAGCAGGTACTAGAGGAAGTTGGCCTTGGCTATTTCCCCTATGTTGTGCCGCGCTGGATGACGGTTTCTGGCTCGGTCTATGGCCGATCGATGGCAACAGCGGTTGCGCTCCCGGATGGACGGACAACGCAGGTTGTTATGCGCACCATTCGCGAGGCCGGCGAGAAGTTCGTTGATCCGCCGATGATTGCCATTGCCGACGCTATCCGTGGCGATGTTCCGCTCTATGCGGGCGGCATCACCATTGCTGATATGGAATATGACGAGCGGCTTGGCGAAGTCCTTCGGCCGGTCACGCAGCAATCGGGCAATATGCCGGTTGGCTTTGAGATTGCGGCCGCACTTCGGGACGATATCCGCGGCGCCTTCTTCCTTGACAAGATACAGTTGCCTGAAGCCGGAACGGACATGACGGCATTTGAGGTTCGCAGAAGGCTCGAGGAGCACATTCGCGGCGCCTCGCCAATCTTCGAGCCGGTCGAGAAGGATTACAACGCGCCTCTTTGTGACCTGACATTCCAGGTTCTTATGACGCACGGCGCGTTCCCGCTGGACAGAATGCCCGACAGTCTTCGTGGGGCAGATATCAAGTTCTCGTTCCGCTCGCCTCTGGCTGATATGGCAGAGCAAAGCGAAGCGGCAACGTTCGTTGACGTTCTCACCCGCATCATCATGCCGGCAGCCCAGATCGACCCCGCCCAGATTGAAAACGTCAACCTGACCGAAAGCACGCGCGATGCGATGCGGGCGGCCGGCTGGAAGGCCAAATGGTTCAATCCTGCGCAGGCCGTTGACCAGAAGCGAGCCGAACTCGCGCAGCAGCAACAGATGATGGCTGAAATGCAGGCTGCAGCTTCCGTTGGACAAGTCGCTGAGCAAGGCGGCAAGGCAGGACAGGCCATTAACGCTGCAATGGGTGCTCAATGACACAGACGGTCGTAGCACCATGGCAATTTGTGGAACCGACACTTGAAGAAGCCCGCGCTCTGAAGGCGGTAGCCGTTGGTGAAGCCACATCCGAACAACAGAAGAGAGCGTTGAGCTGGATCATTCACCGCGCTTGCGGTGCATCGCTCGACACCTTCGCGCCAGGTCAACCCGACGTGGCGGCCTACAGGCAGGGGCGCCGGGGCGTGGCAGTCCTGATTACGCAAGTCCTGCTGACCAAACCCGACGACCTGAGAAAGCACGGAGAAACCGACGTATGACCGATGAGCCGAACCCGAATCCCGTCCCTGAAGTTTCGCCCACCCCAGAACAGGCGCCCAATCCAGCACCGCAGGCGGCTGCTCCTTCTCCGGAGCCTGCACCTTCGCCGGAACCGGTAAAGCCGATTGCCGCAGGCGGTGTGCAGCCGGAGCCGAAAGAGCCGGAACACAAGCCCGCATGGGGCGAAGACTGGCGTTCGAAGTTTGCCGAACACGTAGCAGCCGGCGACAAGAAGGCAGCCGAACGGGAAATGAAGCGCCTTGAGCGCATCGCCGATCCTGCCGCCGTCTATGGCATGTATCGAGAGTTGGAAGCGAAGTTCTCGCAGGGTGGCCTGACCAAGATTCCCGGTAAGGATGCGCCGGCCGAAGAAATCAAGGCCTTCCAGAAGGCTATCGGCGTTCCCGATGATCCGAAAGAATATGTCGAAAAGCTGTCGCTTCCGAACGGCATCACTCTCGGCGACCAGGATAAGGCCCTTGCCGGCGACTTCGCAGCCGCCATGCACAAGGCGGGCGCCCCGCAGTCGGTGATGAACGAGGCCATGGGCTGGTATCTCAAGAACGAGGAACTGCGGGCTGCAGCCGTCGATCAGCAGGACGACACCAACAAGACGCAATCCTTGCAGGCCCTCAAGGAAGAATGGGGACCAGCATTCCAGCGCAATACCAATGCGATTTCCTCGCTGTTTGCCTATGCGCCTGGCGGCGCCGACATGCAGAACGATGGAGCGCTGTTCAATCGCCTGCTCGGTGGGCGCATGGCTGACGGCAGGATCATCGGCGATGACCCGGATATGGTCAAATTCCTCGTTGCGATTGCCAAGGAAGTTAACCCAGTGGCGACAGTTGTCGAGTCCGCCGACGGTTCCGGCAAGGGCATCGATGATGAAATCGCCGATATCGAAAAGCTGATGCGCACCGATCGCCGTGCGTACAACAAGGATACCAACAAACAAGCGCGTTACCTCGAATTGCTCGAAGCACGCGGCAAGCATCGGGCGAGAGCCTGATTTCTACCGACGTTTGAACCGGACAACCCGCAAGGCCCCGGTGAAAGTGTCAACCCCACCCCGCTGTTCGTAGGCCCTCTGGAACGTATCGCGGCCCCTTAAAAGGGCAACCCGAAGATCGTTGGACAGGGATAACCCGGACGCAACCGCACCCGTCAAATTCAAGATGAGGTGTTCATCATGGCTGAATCAGCCCCACAGATCCAATACCGACAGGAATTGGTAGCTACTTTCGAAGAGGGCATGTCCTGGCTCCGTCAAACGACGGTGACCGAGGCTGTCATCAAAGGCAATCAGGCAACGTTCCTTGTTGCCGGCTCTGGCGGCGCGACCGCCAATACCCGTGGTGTCAACGGTCTTATCCCGGCTCGCGCCGACAATATGACCCAGAACACTGCAACCCTGGTTGAATGGCACGACCTCGTGCGCAAGACCCGGTTCAACATCTTCCAGTCCCAGGGCGATCAGCGCACGCTGATGCAGGAGACCACGAAGAAAGTCCTCAACCGCCGCATCGACAAGGACATCATCGATGTTCTCGATACGGCTACCACCAACCTTGGTGCCGCAACCACCATGTCTCTGTCGGCCGTGGCGAAAGCCATGACCACGCTTGGCGAGAACGAAGTTCCCGTCGAGGAAGAAGACAAGATGTGGGCGGTGGCAACGCCTGCCGTTCGTGGATACCTGATGCAGCTCTCCGAGTTCAACTCGGCGGATTATGTCGAGACCAAGCCGCTCAACGGCCCTGCACGCCGTGTTCTCCGTTGGGCCGGGTTCAACTGGATCTTCCATCCGAACCTGACCGGCGTCGGCACTGCATCCGAGAAGTGCTACTTCTTCCATCGTGACGCCGTTGGTTCCGCGTTCGACTCCGCAGAGGGTCTGAACACGGCGATCGGCTACGATGACGAGCAGGACTACTCGTACGCTCGCGCGTCGTCCTTCACGGGCGCCGTAATGTTGCAACAGACGGGCATCGTGCAGTTCCTGCATGACGCTTCCGCTATCTAAGGAGTCTGATCAATGACCACTTATAGCAAAGATCGTCTGAAGCTCGTTTCTCAGGGCGTCGTCGGCGGCCGCACCTGGCACTATCACGATACCGGGGCTCTCTCCGATGTCGTTGATACGGCCGGCTTCTTCGCCAATGCCTACGACATGGGCGTCCGCAAGGGCGACTTCTTGCAGGTCCAGGCCAATAACGGGCAGACGACTTTCGTTGTCCATGGCGTCGGCTTCGGTCTCATCACCGATACCGGTTCGACCCAGGGCACGACCGGCCCCGCAACGCTCATTGGCGATACGGGCTGATTTTACCAACATGGCGGGCGGCTTCGGTCGCCCGTTTCCTTTTCAACGGAGAAAACCCGCAATGACTGTCGCAGAAGCAACCCGCGAGACAATCGAACAGCCGAACAAGGTCAAGCAAAGCACGTTTCAATTGGCAGAGCACGCCTATGGGCGCCGTTCCGTCACGCTTCCAGTCGGCTGGACGCTCGAAGAAATCCTTGCGCCTGAAGCATGGTCGGAGGTGGCGCACCTTCTCGAAGGCAACAAGCTGAACGGCATCCCGCCGCAGGCCGGTTCCATCATCGAAGTTCGCACGCAGGATCACGCATTCTATGCGGAACTCTATGTCCGAGCCGTTCGCAAAATGGCTCTCGATGTCGATGTCATCCAGGTCAAGACGCTTGGCCCGAAGGACGAAAAGCCTATTTCGGGCAATTACAGGCCCCGCTGGAATGTCGGCGCCGGCGGCTACGATATCCTTCGTTCGGATGGCGCGATCGTCGGCCGTGCGTCCGATTTCAAACTCAAGGAAGACGCCCACGCCTACATCCGCGACGTTTTGAAGGGCTGACCCATGGCAACGAGGCAACAACTGTACACCGGCGCCCTTTACGAACTCGGAAGCCGCAAGGTTTTGACTTCCGAGAACGTCGAGGCTCGCCGCGCACTGGACGATATCTATGATGCGGTTGTTGCTGAGTGCCTTGAGGCCGGGTCATGGAATTTCGCCATGGAAACGGTGCAGCTTGACGCAGATACCGGCATCACGCCGAATTTTGGTTACAAGAAAGTGTTTGCGAAGCCATCCGACTGGGTGCGCTCTCACGCTGTCTCCGGCGACGAGTACCTAAACTACCCACTGATGCATTATTACGACGATTCCAACTTCTGGTCCGCTGACATTACGCCGATCTATGTTCGGTATGTATCGGATGATACCGGGCTTGGTCTCGATCTGACGCGCTGGACGCCTTCCTTCGTTCGCTATGTCGAGCTTGAGCTTGCGGTTCGTGTCTGCATGCGCCTGACGCAGGACAAGGGGCTGTGGGAGCAGTTGAAACAGGATCGCGACAAGGCACGGCGCACGGCCAAGAACAAGGATGCGATGGACGAACCGAACCCAAAATTCAAACCACCGGGCTCATGGACGGAATCCAGGTCCGGTCGCTCCGGTCGGGGCGACCGTGGCAGCCGCAGCAGCTTTACGGGTTAAGACATGGCAACAGCATACGGGCCAATTTTAGCTTTCAACCGTGGAGTGATTTCAAAGACATCACTCGCGCGTACCGATCTGGACCGCACGCGGCTGTCTGCTGAAATCATGACGAATTTCCTGCCGAAAACGCAAGGCCCGATGATCCTGCGCCCTGGCACGAAGTATCTCGGTTCGTCGCTGAACGATACCGGCGCGATGTGGGTTGAATTCGTAGCCTCCACGTCTGACCTCGCGTTGCTTGAGTTGACAGGCGGGGTAATGCGCGTGTGGTTGCCGAGCGACACAGGGAACACATGGGAGACGCCTGTTGCTCCGGGGCTTGATGTGCCGATGGCCCGCCCGAATGTCAGCACCACAGTGTCGTTATCCGACACAGGATGGGACGACAATTCAACTGGTGGGGGTGCAACCAGTGACGTGACTATCGATGTCATCCCTCTCATGCGAAGCGAGTCAACAAACAGCACGGTCATCACCGCATCCTCGCAAAACATATTATCCGCTGACGGCACTAACAAATCAGCATGGAAAGCTGCCGATGACGACTTAGACACGGAATGGGAGGACACAGGGTCATCGACCGTGTCTACTCTCCCGTCATGGTGGAACGTCAGTTTCGGTTCCGGGAACACGCAGCGCGTCAGGAAATACTCGTTGCGTGCTGGGAATGATGGGGCGCTGGTAGACAATATGGCGCAGCATTGGCGCCTGCTCACCGGCAATCACGATACCGGCACATATGCCACAGATACAGGTAAATGGACGCTTGAGGATGAGCGGACCAGCGAAACCACATGGGCCAGATCGGAAAAGCGAACATACACACTCCCCGGTTCCGATACCGGAACCGTTGAAGCTCGTCGCCATTGGCGCCTCCATTTTGTTTCCAACAATGGCGGTGCGCGTCTGGTAGTCGCCGAGATTGAATATTTTGACATCCTGAATGCGGTGCAAGGCAGCTTTCTGAACGGCACGCTGATGCTCGACGCCGGCGCCCGCGGATCTCTGGCGAAGGTGCAGAAGAGGGTTGTTGTCGCGGCCGGCGATCGAGACAAGGAACACTCCTTGGATATTGCTGTGACAAGGGGCCCGGTTACCTTGCGTGTCGGCTCGGTCGCGGCGGATGATGATTATATTTCCGAGACAAGCCTTGGCACGGGAACGCATCATCTTGCCTTCACGCCGCAGGGAAATTTTCACATTACCGTGCAGTCAGATGCGCAGGTTAACCGTATCGTGCAAAGGTTGGAAATTGGCGATTCCGGGACGATGCAGCTCATTGCGCCATGGGCAGCCTCTGATATTGACAATATCCGGTATGACCAATCTGCCGACGTTGTATATGTTGATTGCCTGGGCCTAAAGCAGCATAAGATAGAGCGCCGAGGTACGGGACGCTCATGGTCGGCTGTCGAATTTACGGCGGATGATGGGCCATTCCTTGCTGGCAAGACGGCTTCGGTAAAACTCGGCATAGACGCAAAATACGGCAATACGATAATTCGGTCAGACCTGCCGTTCTTCAAGCCTTCAAATGTCGGTTCACTCTTCCAGATCACACACGAAGGTCAATCCGGACAGTGGCTGCTTGGTGCCGTCGATGCCAAGACCGACGTTATTGAAGTCACAGGCATTTCAGACACAGGAACGCCTGGGACGACCAATGAGCGGCGCCTGACTATTTCTGCAGTCGGGTCATATTCTGGGCAGATCACTATTGAACGCTCCTTCGATGGTCCTGACTTTGGATTTAAGAGAGTAACGGCGGATTATGTCACGTCAGGAAGTGCGCAGGACACGGGAACATTTATTACCACCATTGACGACAGAGACGACAACGTCACCGTGTTCTATCGGGCGCGAATGAGTTCCTATACGAGCGGCGGCGTGAGGATAGGCGCGGTCTGCCAGAATGGTTCCGTCACAGGAACCGCCCGCGTGACTTCCTTTATCAACAACACAGAGGTTGATGTCGAGGTTCTGGAAAATTTCTCTGATACCGGGTCGTCTGATAGCTGGCGTGAGGGTGCATGGTCGGAGCGCCGTGGCTATCCGAGCGCCGTTGCCCTGCACGAAGGGCGCCTTGCGCATGCTGGCAATGCAAATATCTGGATGAGTGTATCGGACGATTACGAAAAATTCGATGATGAAGTTGAAGGGGAGTCGGCGCCGATCGCTCGCACGCTCGGTTCTGGCCCCGTCAACACGGTTCAATACCTGCTTTCCCTGCTTCGTCTGATTGCTGGAACGACTGGAAACGAGATTGCCGTCAAGGCATCCTCCCTTGATGAGACGTTGACTTCGACCAACTCGGCAGCAAGTGCGTTCTCCTCTCAGGGGTCGGCCAGCCTGCGGGCAATGAAGCTCGACAACAAGGGCTTGTTTGTCCAGCGTAGCCAGAAGCGCCTCTATATGTACGGATTCGGCGTGAGCAATGAATCCCTGAATGATTACGAGTCTACCGAACTGACGATCTTGGCGCCGGATATCCTGTCGTCTGGCGTTGTTTCCATTGCCATTCAGCGCCAGCCGGATACGCGCATTCATTGCGTTCTTGCCGATGGCACCGTGGCGATCCTGACATATGAGCCGCAGGAGGAAGTTCTTGCGTGGTCGAAATGGGTCACAGATACCGGCACGAACAGCGCCGTTGAAAAGGCCATGGTTCTCCCCGGTGAGGAAGAGGACTCGGTTTATTATCATGTTCGAAGGACGATCAACGGTACGACCAAGCGGTTTCTCGAGAAATGGGCGCTGGAATCGGAGTGTCAGGGTGACACAGGGCTTTCGTGGCTGGTTGATTGTGCCGTGAGCAATACCGACACAGGGTCATCGCTGACCATATCCAATTTTGCGCCTCATCTTGCCGGCCAGACGATTGCCGCGTGGGCCAACGATACGGGACAGGGAAACAGCATCGGCCGGGATTTGACGCCGGATGACACGGGCGGAGATCAGCAATTGCTCTCGCTCGACACCGGAGGCGACCTTACCCTGAATGATAGCCTGCCAAAGCATGTCGTTGGCGGGCTTCCCTACCGGGCGGATTTCAAGTCAACCAAGCTCGCCTACGCCGCGCAAGGATCTACGGCGATGACGATGAAGAAGCGTATCGATCGGTTGGCGCTTGTTCTTCATCAGACGCACAACAACGCTCTGTTCGTCGGCGGCGATACCGGCCACCTCGATCCCATGCCGCGAGTGACGGACGAGGGCGCGACGGTGGACGCCAACATGATTTATGCCGAATACGACAAGTTTGGCTTTCCGTTCGATGGCGATTGGGACGAGGACTCACGGCTTTACATAAGGGCCAAGGCCCCGCGGCCGGCTACGATTATGGCCGCTCTACCCCGCGTGACCACGAATGAGAGTTGAGCCAACGATCGAACCAGCCACAGTCGAGGACATCGGCAGGTTTTCAATGGGGCAGGGCTGGCCGACGCTGCGGGCGTGGGTCGCCAAGGAAGGCGATGAGCCGATCGCCTTGTTCGGGCTGTCGCGTGGCTCTGATGCACGCTGGTACGCCTTCTTCGATATCACTGACTCGGCGCGGCCTTACAAAAAGACGATCGTCCGTACTGGCAAGATGCTGATGGACGAGGCCCGCAAGATGGGTCTCCGTTATGTCTACGCGCAGGCCGACGAAAACGAGCCTTTGGCTGTGCGCTGGATGCAATCACTTGGTTTTGAGCTTGACCCCAGGTCGCAGACTTTGATGCGCTGGAAGAATGACATGGAGCAATAAATGGCTGTTCTGGCAGGGCTCGGGACTCTATTCAGTAGCATCTCTTCCGGTATCAGCACCCTTGCCCCGATCGTTTCGGGCGTCGGCACCATTGCTGGCGGGCTGATGCAGGCGCAGGGGCAGCGACAAGCTGCGGCATCGCAGAAGGCCAACCTCGACTACCAGGCCAAGCAACTCGAAATGCAGGGCAAGGAAGAACAGGCCGCGGCTCAGCATGAGATGTTCGCGAAGCGGCGAGAGAAAGACCTTGCCCTGTCCGCGCTTCAATCCAGAGGGGCGGCCAGTGGTTTCGAAACCACGGACCCGACCGGCATGCAGATCGGCGAGGATATCGCTAAATATGGCACCCTGCAAGAAATGATGGCGGCTTACGGTGGCTCGTCCCGTCGCGCCGGCCTTAATGCGGAAGCGGTCGGGCGCAGGGCTGAGGGTGCCGCGGCGGTTCAAGGTGCCAAGTCTGCGGCCATGGGGACCATTCTTGGCGGTCTCACTGGTGGCTTCTCTCGCTTTGCCGAATACAAACCGGCCGGCCCAACAACAAGTTATCGGTACAGCTAATGGCTCGACTCCCTACCCGTGATGATCTCGGCGGCATGCCTTCCGCGCGTTCCGGCCGTGTCATTGCCAGTTATGACACTTCCGCCGCTGGCCGTGGGCTTGCCGATCTTGGCGCGTCTATTGCCGGCGCTGCTACGGACATCGCCCGCATTGGTGCTGTGTCCGCCTCATCCCGCGGTGCGGGCGGCGTAAGCCAGGCTGAGCAGTTCGAGGCGCAACGGAAATTCCTGGAGTTCAGCTCCGCTCAAGAGCAGGCCTATGAGGAAAGTAAGAACACCGTCGATCCCGGCGCGTTCGGCTTTCGCGAGAAGGCACAGAATAACTATAAGAATGCGGCCAAGGATTTCTTCAAGAGCATTCCGGATGCGCTGAAGCCGGAATACGATATGAAACTCTTCCAAGTGGAAGACAATGTTCTGTCGAAATCCCGCGCATTCGAAACGACGGCCAGAACCAAGTATTATGACGATGAAGTCAACAAGGGCCTCGGCACGCTCGAAAACAAGCTGTTCAGCAATCCTGGCGATTTTGATAAGAATTTCTCGGAAGGTGCCAATTTCATCAACGCGATACCGGATGAAAGCCTCTCACGCATTCAGAAGGCCGATCTGGTCAAGCAATGGCGCTCCAAGGCGCAGCTTGCGTCCCTGAATGGCGTTACACCGCAGGAGCGAATTCGGCTGCTTGGCGGCGTTCCAGATGAAATACTAGGGGCAAAGCCATCGCCTCATTCGCCCATCGAGGCCACTGGCGGCGGAGCGGATGTTGCTGCGTTAGAGTCATACATTCGTGACGCTGCCGCCAAGCGCGGAATTGATCCGGACATTGCTGTCCGCGTGGCCCGCTCAGAGGGTCTAGCCAAGGGCGTTTGGCAGAGCAATGTGATTAATAAGGCTGGAAAGCGGGAAACGTCTTACGGGCCGTTTCAGTTGCTTGTCGGCGGCGGCTTGGGTGACAAGTTCCAGAGGATGTACGGGAAGTCGCCGGCAGACCCGTCTACTGTCTATAATCAGATTGATTTCGCGCTTGACGAAGCGGCTTCTGGCGGATGGTCCCCGTGGTATGGAGCGGCAAAGGTAGGCGTAGGATCTCGAACGGGTCTCGATAAAGCCAGCGCGTTAGGCATTATGGACGTGCAGTTTGACGCCGCGAGGGCTGACCCGCGCTTTGCCGACATGAATTATGCCGATGCGCAGAAGATCATTCAGGGCTCACAGAGCGAAATCAACGAAGCGATGAAGCAAGCCGATGCCCTCCGTCGAGAGGCCGCCGTCATCCAGCGCGGCACGATTGAAGCCGCCATTCAGAACGCACCAGTTGCCATATTGAATACCGGCGCATACGACGGGCAGTTGCCTTCTCGCGATCAGTTTATCGAGGCTTACGGGGCTCAAGATGGATCTGATCGCTTCGCCAAGTTCTCGTCCGCGGTGGACGTGAGCAAGCAGGCCCACGACTTCCGCGCCATGCCTGCCGATGAAATTCAGGCCGCGGTTGACCAAGCCAAGCCAACGGCTTCTGGCAATACGGCGGCGTTCGATACGGCCCGCCATGAAACCTTGTCAGCGGCCGCACAGGAAACCATCAAGGCTCGCAATGCCGATCCGTCAGCATATGTGCAGCAGACATTCCCGAACGTAGCCAAGGCATGGGAAGAAGCGGAAGGGAGCGGCGATTACCGCACCGCCCTTGCCGCGACCTCCGCAGCGCAGCAGCAGCTTGGGATTCGGGAAATGCGGCTCCTGCCGAAGCAGGTAGCAGCACAAACGATTACCTCGTTCAAGGACGAAACCGTTCCCGGCGAACAGCGCATCGCTGCCGTCACCGGCATGCTCTTTTCAACCAGCGACCCTACGCAGCGCCGAGCAATCTTTGACCAGCTTGTCGAAGCTGGCCTTCCCGACGTGACAGAAGGTGCCGTTGAAGCATACGCCAGAGGTGACGAGGGTGCCGGCCGGAGGCTGATGGAAGCCGCCATCATCGACCCGTTGAAACTGCCGGGGACCACGAACCTGAAGCCGTCCGACATTGATGCAGAAATTCAATCGCAGCTCATGGACGAAGGCCAAATCGGGGATTTGGTCTACGGCCTCTCGGATGGAACGATTGAAAATCAGGAGAGCGCCATTCGTGATTCCAAGCTCCTGACCAATGCCGTCAACATTCGTGTGCGCAATGGCGAGACGCTTGATGCTGCGGTGCAGAGCGCGGCCAAGGACCTTTATGGGGATATCCAGGCGGTAACGGGGAACGGCGATGTCAATGCGCAAATCGTCCTTCCAACGGGAACTGACCCTGTTCCTGTTCTGGATGGCCTTACAGGGCTGTTGCCAACTGTTCGCGGCCGTCTTGAGGCTTCCGTGGGTGGCGCTTCGAAGATTCCTGCTGGGCCGGAAGGACCGGTTAAAGGCATTGTCGAGAATGGCAATATCGATCTTGAAAAGCGTCCGCGGGTCAAGAACGAAGACGGGACCGTAAGCACGGTTCGGTCGATGTCCTTCAATGAAGACGGTCAGGAAATCCTTATCCCGACCGTGTCTCCGAGCGGCGCTATCCTGACGGACGAGGGCGCCATTGCGCTCTATCATGCGACGGGCAACCATCTCGGCAAATTCGGCAGTGCGGAAGATGCGACGGCATATGCAGAGCAGTTGCACAAAACGCAGGAAGCGTTCTATGCGAGCCGCTCGACGGGCGGTTCAAAGGTTATCGAAGCCACAACCTCCAACTACATCGACAACGTCATGGCCGAAGGCTATTTCCGCAACTCCGG